ATGCAGCGATACTGAATGGATGCACATAGATAACCACGAACCTCAAGAAGGCCTTGGCGCTATCGTTGAAAAAGTGCAGATGCTTAAATTTGGTAAATGTCCTAAGTGTGGTGCAGGTCGTGCTGAAATGATCCGTAGTGGTGAACTCAACTTCTACAATGAACTAGCGGTACTAGCTGGACAGCGTAGTGGTAAGAGTATCGTTACTGCAATGGCATCAACCTACATAACCCATCGCATTCTTAAAATGCAAAAGCCAACTGAAATATTTAGAGTTGGTAAGGGGCAAATCTTACATGCTACATTCGTGGCATTGACACAGGGTCAAGCGAAAGAAACGCTTTGGGACCCTTTTCTTGGTTATATCAACAACAGTCCTTGGTTCAAGAAATACCATGCACTAATGAAATTCTATGAACGTAAATATCATACTGAATTCGTGCGTGTAAAGGACATGTTCATCCACTATAAACATCGTAACTTGATTCTGTACCCAGCAGGACCTGATAAACGTAAACTGCGTGGTAGAACGCGAGTCATTGGTGCGATAGATGAAATCGGTTGGTTCGATAACAACAAAGCAAGTAACAAGATAACGATAGACGCTAACGGTGTTTACGAGGCTCTCGTGCGTTCACTTGGTACTCTTCGTGCATCGGAAGACAGGCTTATCGATATTGGATACGACCAAGCGCTTACTGCATATATGCTCAACATTAGTTCACCGTCTAGTATACGAGACAAGATATGTGAACTTGTTAGAACGTCTATTGGTTCTAGAAAAACATTCGGTCTTCATGCTCCAACATGGAAGATGAACCCAACTATCTCTAGAAACAGTGGATTCATTGTTGAAGAATATCGCAAAGACCCGATTACAGCCCAACGAGACTATGGTGCTGATCCACCTCTAAGTGCTAACGCATTTATCAACAACAAACTTCTGGTGGAAGAGGCATTTAGTAAAACAAATCGCAACTTCATTAAGTACAAGCAAGACTTTATTGTTGTTGGTAAAGAGAAGTACAGATACGGTGTAGTAGATAAAGTTAAGCCCGGGTCAAGCTATAGTATAATGGCACTCGATGCTGGATATACAAACAACAGCTTTTCAATGGTTGTTGGTTCTTTCAATTCGCAAGGTATACCTACTATCGAAGTTGTGTGTGAGATTATTCCTAGACCGGGAATTCCATTACACTATACAATGATTTACGAAGAAGTTATGAAGCCTATTATCGAGGCGCGTAATGTAAGGGTAGTACTTGCAGATAGATGGAACAGCTTGAAGCTCCTGCACGATATTCAATTAGACTTCCAAGACGTTGATATGATTATCAAGCAATACAGCTTGAAGTATCAAGACTTCTGGGCAGTTAAAACAGGTCTAGAACAATTCCAATTGATTATTCCAGCTATGAACAAAGGTTCAGAATTGGAAAAGTTGTTGCGTGACCCTCTAGATGAATATCCATACTGCTTCGACGGAAGACCTATAGAACACCTTGCATTGCAGATACTTACTGTTCAAGATAGTGGTAGAACTGTATTGAAAGGCGAAGGCGATTTAACTGATGATTCATTTAGAGCGCTAAGTTTGTTCTATTGGGGAATTCGTGATCCAGAGTATTCAGAAATAATCTTACAACCTATGAAAGAGTCTGAGAAACCCAAGCTGCCTATCGGAATAGCGTTACTCGGTTCTAAGACAAATTCAAGTGGTGTATCTTCACAAGCCAAACATTACAGTAGTGGTAATGGCGGCAACATTGGTCTAACTCAACGGAGAAAATAAAAATGATAGATAGGAGTACAAACTGTAAAGCGTTTTTCAGACAGAGTGTAAAAGAATTCTTTAAGTTTGAAACAGGGAAGTTGGACTCTAAGTTATATGAAGTTCACAAGGCACATAGCGAGTGGATTCTTAGTATCGGGTGGAATGATAAATCAAACTACCTTGAAAAGATCGCTATGCTCTTTAGTGAAGTTTATGAAATGTATTGCGAGTATGACAACGAGAATGAATCTCCTGAAAGAGCCTGCACCAGACAAGGGTGGGAAATATCAGATGTACTTCTACGAACTCTAAACTTTATTTATTGTTTAGACCAAGAGACAAAAGGTCAGTTGAACCTAGAAGCAATTATGTCTATTGACACAGTTATCGACAATCGATTTGAAAACTTAAATCGTGATGACTTTGTATATGAAGACTGGACATTTGCGCTGTATACTAAACTAGGTTCTCTGGTCAACTCTTTTCGTTCTTTCGACTTGAACACAGATTCGGCTATCGATAAGTTAGCTACTCTGAATCAAATAATCTACATGTGTTTAATTATGCTATCTTACCACAGAGACAAGTGGAATCTACAGTGTGACCTACTTGACCCTGTTTGGTCTAAAATAGAAAAGAACAAGCACAAAAAACTGATAAGAGACAAATGATAATTTATCAGTAAATAAAAGGAGAGGCATATTATGCAATTTTTTAATCCATTAGAAGCAGTAAAGAAGCAAGAACCTGAAAGTACTTCAAGTGTTGAAGGCGTAGAATCGACAAGCGCACTGTTTGAAAACAACACTCACGGCTCTTGCCCTAAATGTTCTGGACAAATGGCTATCGTAGCTGTTTCTCCAAAAGAAGACGCTTACCATTGCGCTAAATGCAGAGTGACAAACCCTCTACCTAAAAGTGTTTAAGTATGATTAACTTTAGCAATAGATACAGAAGTGGGGCCCCTACGCAAAGTAGAAAGATAACTGCTGGTGCTACAGGCACTAAGCGGTTGTCTGACTCGCAGGTGTATCAAGAAAAAGATAGCCAACGCATAGCTGCACTAGCTAAGCAAGCAGGTTTATCCAGTACCAGTGATGCTATTCCTAGTGTTACTCAAATGCCATTAAACATCGACACTGACCCTTTGATGGAAGGCATGGATTACGATTTACATGACAAAGTTCTGTTTAATGTATATCGTGATATGTACTGGCATGACCCTGTTTGTGGATCTGCTGTAGATATGTTTAGTACTTTACCGTTCAGTGAATTCTCTATCGGTGGTGCAAATGATAAGTTCCTTGATGCTTACCGTTCTGCAATTGAAGTACTAAACTTACGCAACATATTCTCTGAAATCTCTATTGACTATAAAGTTACTGGAGGTTTCTGCGGCAGTTTGTTACACAATAAGCAATCCAAAAAGTTTATTGACTTGATGTGTCACAGATTGGATAGTTTGGAAATCCACCAGCTATTTGCATACGGACAAGACCCTATCATCATTCTAGAAATGGATAGAGAACTTCGTAAAACTCTGCAAATGGAAAGCCCTCGTATTGAACGATTGAAGAAAAGTGTAGGCGAAGAATTCTTTAACAAGCTAATGACTGATAGATTAGAGTTAGATCCTATCAGTACGCTGTACGTTCCGCGTAGAACATTCACCCACTCTAACCCTACAAGTTACTTCAAGCGTGTACTTCCGATTTGGTTAATTGAAAAGAATCTTTATCGAGGTACATTGATTGAGTCAGGGCGTAGACAGCGTGGTATCATGCATCTTCAAATTGGTGATGGTGATCAGTGGGAGCCGGGCCCAGAAGACTTTGAGATAATCTCAAACATGTTTACTAACGCAGACGCTGACCCGATTGGTGCTGTAGTTGCGACACGACTAGGTGTTGCTGTAGACGAGCTTAGACAGGGTGGTGACTTCTGGAAAGTCACTGACTTGTGGAACGAAACTACATTCGTTAAAATGCGGGCACTCGGTATATCAGAAGCTTTCCTTTCTGGTGATGCATCTTACGCAAATATGGAAGGGTCTCTTACGGTCTTCGTTGAATCCATGAGAGCTTTCCGCGACAACTTAACGCGCCGTATCTTTTACTCTAAAGTATTTCCATTAGTAGCAATGATGCAAGGGTATACAATCAATAAGCGTGGTAAGATTGTTCAGAAAGAAGGTCTGATGCAACAAGACAGCGAAGACATTCTACGTACTATGAATGATGGAAGTAAATTGTTCATACCTACTGTTCACTGGGCTAAGCAACTTAAACCAGAAGCAGATCAACAGTACATGGATATGTTACGCAGTCTTCAAGAAATGGGTGTTCCTGTTCCGTTACGTGCTATGGCGGCTGCTGGTGGATTCAACTTGGATTCACTAATTAACAACCGCGAAGAAGACCTAGCTTTGCAGAAACAGATTAACGATTACCAAGACGCACTATCTAAACTTAAACCCGGTGGTGCTGATGATGGTATGGGTGGTGGCGGTGGCTTTGGTTCATTCTCGTCTGCATCAAGACCAAATGGATTCAAGAGTCGTGTACTTGATGGATACAAACGTCAACCTAAACTGTACGAACGTGACTTCGGTGAAGCTAGTGAGATTTATACAGTAAGCAAGTCTGGACGTAAGAAGCAACACGTATTCAGACAGGCAGCGGCTAACGAAA